AATCCGATCCCGTGAAATACGTCGCCATCATCGCGGCACTCATGCCCAAACAAATTGAGCCCGAAAAAGCGCTCGACGCGCTGAGTGACGAGGAGCTGCTGCTTGCAATCGACCACCTCAAATCAAGAATTAGTCTTGAGCCGGCTTTTGAATGAACTGGAAACACGTCGCCGCCTGGCGCAGCTGAAGAACTACGCGCCCTACCTGCGGCAATCTGATTTTCACGCCGCCGGCGCCCACGCCCGCGAGCGACTCTTGATGGCTGCGAACCAGGTCGGCAAGACGTGGAGCGCTGGCATGGAAGTCGCCATGCACGCGACGGGCTTATATCCCGCCTGGTGGACGGGCCGGCGCTTTGACCGCGAGACCGTCGGTTGGGTGGCCGGAATTACCGGCGAATCAACCCGCGACAACGTGCAGCGCATTTTATTGGGCCGCCCTGGCGCATTTGGCACCGGCGCCATTCCGAAAGAGGCGATCGAGAGTCACACCGCATCGCGCGGCGTTGCCGAATTGATCGATACGTTGAAAATTCGCCACGTGTCGGGTGAGCTGTCCACCATCGCGCTCAAATCCTACAGCGCGGGGCGCGAAAAGTGGCAAGGCGAGACCCTCGACTACGTGTGGTTCGATGAAGAACCCGAGGCCGACATCTATATCGAAGGGTTAACGCGCACCAACGCCACCAACGGCATGGTTTTTTTGACTTTTACGCCGTTGCTCGGCATGAGCACGGTCGTTCGGCGCTTTTTGATCGAAAAAGTGCCCGGTTCCCACATCACCACGATGACCATCGAGGACGCAGCCCACTATTCGGACGAGCAGCGCGCCAAGATCATCGCGAGTTACCCCGAATTCGAACGCGACGCGCGCACCAAAGGCATCCCGAGCTTGGGCTCTGGTCGTGTGTTTGCTCTGAACAAGGATTCCATCGCGTGCGCGAGCTTTGCCATTCCGGCGCACTGGCCGGAACTGTGCGGTATCGACTTTGGATGGGATCACCCATCGGCCGCGGTGCGCATGGCATGGGATCGCGATAACGACATCCTGTACGTCACAGCCACCCACCGCGCGCGCGAGCAAACGCCCTCAATGTTCAGTGGCGCCGTTAAACCGTGGGGCTCGTGGTTGCCATGGGCCTGGCCACACGACGGACTGCAACACGACAAAGGCTCGGGCGAGCAGCTGATGGCGCAATACCGTGCCGCGGGCCTCAGCATGTTGCCGCAACGCGCAACCTTTACCGACGGCACCTCGGGATTCGAGGCCGGCGTCACCGAGCTGCTCGAGCGAATGCACACCGGACGCTTCAAAGTGTTTGTGCACCTCGCCGACTGGTTTGAAGAATTTAATCTATATCACCGCAAAGAAGGTCTGATCGTCAAAGAAAACGACGACCTTTTAAGCGCGACGCGGTATGCGGTAATGATGCGACGCTTTGCAAAGACGCGCCACGCCACCAAGAAAAAAGCTTTTTTTAATTTTAGCCCGACACCGCAAGGATGGATGACTTGACCACCGAGATCCAATACATCAACGTCGGTGAGGTCGCAAACGACGGGACGGGCGACCCGCAGCGCACCGCCTGGATCAAGGCAAACCACAATTTCGCACTCATCCAACCGGGCGGCGTCACGCAATTACTGGCCGGCGACAATATTAGCTTAAGCCCCACGATTGGCACCGGTATCGTCACCGTGACGGCCGCCGGCGGCAGCGGGATCCCGCACACCCCGAATGGCTCGGTGCAGTGGGATAACAGCGGGTCATTCGGTGGCAGCAACCTCATCTATGATGGCGTCAAGGATTTCACGCTGAACACCGGCAACGTCGGCATTTTAACAACTTACATTTATCCCCCTGGCGATGAGCCCGATCAGCCGGCATTGCCGCGCGCATGGCGCTGGCCGGTCATCGAATGGAATCAAGCGGCGATCGGGCAACTGCCCGCAATCGATATCTCAAACGCGCCTTATAGCGCGTATTCAGCGACTATCGTCAGTAATTGCGACTACACCTCGGGCGGTTGGAAGTACACGCAAAACAACATCGGCGCCGCAAATTACAACCAAGCGCTCGGCACACACTATTTTTACACGGCGACCGGATCCGGTGCCGCAGTCGGCGGCGCGATCAGCGAGTGGGATCTGCAACTCACGGTGAATGCCAGCGGCGTACGGGTTGGCGTTGAAAGCGCAACGCCACCCAATCCCACCGGCGTGCCGCGCTTGATTGCACAGTCCGATGGCACCGTCCACGCCGCGCAGGTCGCGCAAGCCGATAACCTCGCCACGTGGAATGTGGGTTATCTCGAGATGCCTATCAGCGGCAACACCACCACCACGCTCAATGACAGTGGAAAATTGTTGTATCAAGCCGGCGGCGGGACGTTTACCGTCCCCACGGCCGCGGGGCTGTATCCGTTCGGCACCGTGCTGACGTTTTACACTGCCGGCACCGGCGGTCGACTCATTTTTAGCGACGCCAGCAACCAAGTCGGCACGGGGCTGTCGGGTTTACTGTATGGGTGGGATATTCTGCCCTGGGGCATGGCCACCGCGATCTATTTAAGCGACGGCACCTGGGCCCTCAACGGCGTGCAGGTCGTGCAACGCTTGGTGCCGTAGTGCCGGCGCCGGCGCAAATTAATGCCGTGTACGGCTACTTTGTCGGCCCAGTCACGCGTATCTACACCGCCGCCGACCCCGCACCCGAGCAAACCGACATTCCTCCGCTCGGGGCCAAAACCGTCGCAATCGATTTTGTGAGTCAAGGCGGTGGCGGCGGCGGCCACGGTGCGGTCATTGGCCAAGGCGGTGGTGGCGGTGGCGGCGGCTCGTACGTTAGGCAAACCTTTATTGATGAGGTGCCCTACATCCAAGCTATTGTGTACACCCCGCCCAGCCTTGTGCCGGTGGGCGGCTACAACGTACCCGGCACCGATGCGAGCGATTTTTACGTGACAGTCTACTATCACAGCTGGTCGGGGCGCAGCAACGTGATTTTAACTGCGGGCGGCGGCAAGGGCGGCAGCATCACGCCCAGCGCGTATCCCCCCGGCGGGCAAGGCGGCATCGCGATCGTCGGCGACGACCATTTTGATGGATTCGCGGGCGCGGGCCCAGGCGGCGGCGTGCAAGTCGGCGGTCACTGCGGCGTGTTGGTGTTTTCTGGCGGCGCTTGGGTACTGCGCAGCTTTCTGCCGATCCCACCAGGGCCCGGCCCGTATCCGATTTACGACTACGCGGGCACGGGGCCCGATCATGTGGTCGATCTCACGCCGTTCGAAAATTACGGGCTCGCGGGCACCGGTTACGGCTACCCGCTCGATCAAATTGGCACCGCGGGTGGCGATTGGAAAGTGCGCATCGTCTACACCGCCGATTCAGGAATTTAACTATGCCGATGGATCTAGGAAGCGACTCAACGGATTTAAAAGCCGATTCAGGCTATTGCACGTCCGATAATTATTTTCAACCGCAATTTACCGGCTTTCCGCAGCTCGCTTTGATTCAGCCAATCTATACCGGGCTCCCCATCCCCAATTTAATGAAAGGGCACAGCCCCACCGCGGGCGGCGGCGTGCAGTTTAACGTGGTCAATCAGATGATAGGCAGCACCATCGGCCCATGAGTTACGCACCCGACGACACCGCCACTTCCGACGATGACATCGTGCGCGAGTGTCAGCGTCGCTACAAATTAGCGATGGAAGCGGAAACGAACAACCGCTCGGAAGCCGTGACAGACATTGCCTTCGCCTGGGGCGACCAGTGGCCGCTCGATGTAAAGAATGACCGCGATACCGACTATCGGCCGTGTCTCACGATCAACTTAACCGATGCGATGGTACGTCGCGTGACCAATGCACTGCGCGAGAATCGCCCGCGAATCAAATTTCAAGCGGTCGGCAACGGTGCCGATGTCGAGACCGCAAAAGTCCGCAATGGCCTCATGCGGCACATCGAAGAATCAAGCAACGCCGACTATGCATACGACTGCGCGATTGAAAGCGCAGTGCGCGGTGGGTGGGGCTACATTCGCGTGGGATCGAAGTACACGGAGGAACGATCGTTCGATCAAGACCTCACCATAGACCCGATACGGAATCCTTTCACCGTGTATTTCGATCCTGCTTCTGTTCTGCCCGACGGCTCCGATGCGTCGTGGTGTGTCATTAGTGATCTCATGCGTCGCGACGAGTACCGCGAACGCTTTGGCGATGTTGATCCCACCGGATGGGAGTACATGGGCAACGGCGATAACGTGACCGATTGGGCCTCAAAAGAGGAAATCCGCGTTGCCGAATACTGGCGCGTCGATCGCACGATCGACACGCTCT